TGGAATAATATTCCACTATCAAATGCTAAATACTCTAATGTACCAAAGATATGGGCAAATGAAACTGTTTATTTAATTGGAGGTGGGCCTTCTCTTAAAAACTTCAATTGGAACTTGCTTAACGGTAAAAAAACCATAGCTATAAATAAATCAATAAAATTTTATCCTAATGCAGATGTTGTATATTGGACAGATGGAAGATTTCACGATTGGTTTAAAGATGAGATAAGTAAATTTAAAGGTTTAAAATATACCATAACACCGAGGAGGGATTTTAAGGATGATATTAATTTACTTAAGAGAGGGGTTAAGTTTGGTTTAGAAACAGCAACAAATGCTTTAGCTCATGGTAATAATAGTGGATATGCAGCAATAAACTTAGCTATACATCTAGGTGCCAAAAAGATTATTCTTTTAGGTTATGATATGTCAAATAATGGTAAAGAAAGCCATTTTCATGATGGCTATAAAGTTAATGCAACTAGCGAGAAAATTTACACCACTCATTTTTTACCAGGGTTTAGTGTACTAAAAGAATCTATTAAAGGAATGAACATTAAAATTTTTAATGCATCCCCAACATCAAGACTTAATACATTTCCTATAATAACAATAGAGGAAGCATTATCCCTTAGATGATCTACGAACATAAGTCATGAATTCCCTTTGTTCTCCTTTTAATAATGATTTACAGTGTTGAGTAAAGTTGATTGACGAATCTATTATTCTTTGATCAACTCTTTTATTTGATGAGTTATGAGACTCTGAGCACTTATTACATACAAAGTTTTCAACCTTTCTGGAATCCATCCTTGATTTAATCTCAGTTTTGCAAATACCACAATTCCAATCTACTAAATCCGAGTCTTTTTCTAATTCTTTAATATTTGTAAAGGTTTCTCTAAAAGGATTCCAAAGTATACGGTTAGGATTTTTTTCATGTTCATTCATATCCTCAACCTTAAATATAATCTCAAATGCATCTACATCAGAATCTAACCATTTCATATGATTATTTTCTAATAAAAGTTTTTGCTTCAAAGGAGGCAGATTCTCCAATAGAATTCCATGCCTCCTTTTATACCATCCAAAATTAATTTTTCTTACACGATACATAGTGTCTATTTAACAGTTGCAACATTCACAGCTACATGATGTTCCACAGTTACATACTTTACAATCACATTTCATATTAATAATTATTTTTGCATATTTTGTGTTAACCTTCTAAACTTTTCAGAAATAGATTCTTCTAATGGATTAAAAGATTCTGGTACTAATGCAGCTAGTTTCTTTTTAGCATCAGCTTCCTTTTTCTTAAGTTCAGCAATATCTTCTTTACTATCTTCAATTGCCTTTTGTAGCTTTTGAACCTTTTCTTCAGAACCTCTACCAGTCTTTAAATCTCTTTTAGCCTGTTCTAAATCTTTGGTAGCTTTATTCATTGTAGTTCTTTCAGCTTCTATGTTATCATTAAAGCTTTTAATATCAGCTTCTAATTTTGCACCTGGATCATTTTTACCAGTCTCAGTCTCTGTTTCAGTCTCTGTCTCTGTTTCAGTTTCAGCATTCGGATCAATAGCCTTTATCTTTTTCGTAATCTCCCCGATGTCATTTCCTAAACTTTTGAGCAATTCATCGTTGCCATCTAGCTTAGCTTTTTTCTGTTGGGCTTGTTTAAATTTAATTTCTGCTTGTAGTTTGGCCTTTTCATCTTCGCCGTCTTTTACTTTATCATACGCAGCTTTAGCTTTAGTAATCTCACCTTCAACAGCTTCTTTAGCCTTATCAGCTTTTTCTTTATCTAACTTTGCCTTTTCTGCAGCTGCAGCCTTTTCCTTTTCACCTGGCAATTCAACTTCTTTTTTATCATCAGTAGATTCATAATCTTTTAAAGCCTGTTGTGCATCAGCAGCTTTACCTGCTAATTCTTTAATTCTAATCTTAAGTTGTTTTGATTCTTCGCCATCTGCTGCCTTCAGCGCAGTTTCTGCTGCCGCTAGGTTTGATTTTGTAGTTGCAATAGTTACCACCTTTTTAAGAGCGTCAGATGTAGCCAAGTCTTTCATTCTTTGACTAACTGCAGATGCTTTATCTTTTAGTGCTTGATTCTTAGCTTTATTTGCAGCATCTAAAACCTCCTTTTGCTTAGGATCTATTTTACCTGCAGACTTTTCTTTCTTTTTAGCATGATCAACATTGTTTAAAGCTATTTGAACTTTAGTCTGTTGATACTTCTTGGCATTATTTTTAATCTTTGTATATTTAACAGGATTACTTGCAATACCTTTAATATCGGTAATACCTTCGTCTACACCTTTATTAGACTCTGTTATAAATTGATTGTATGATTTTAATCTTTTCATATCTAGTTATTGATTTTTTTATATATTAAGGTTATTAAAACAAAAAAAGGTCCGCCGTTAAGCGAACCTTTTTAAAAGTAATATATCTAACTAGGATTAGATGATTGATACACCAGTACCAAAGTTGAATCCTAATGTGTAATACATTGTTTCTGGGTGGAATCCAGCGTCTACTAAAGCGAATCTAGATTTAACCGCGATTTTAGGAGCCATAGTTCCTTCTGCGATTGTCTCAACAGATTCAGCCATTAAGTAAGGCATGAATACTAAACCAGGAGAATTACCATCACCTTTTCTACCTACAGCAACTCTATAGTCAGTCCAAGCCATGTTTGGATCAACATAAATAGTTACACCAGCCAAAGCACCGATTGGATATAAAGATCCACCAGCTTGGTTGATTGTATTTGATAGTGGGTAAGGTACGAATCCTGCAACATCCTGAAGTGCCGTAGCAATTTCTCCAGAAGTTACTGCGAAAGTAGCAGGTCCTCTTCTTCCTCTTGTTGCGATTAGGTTAGAAGCAGCAAGTACTTTAGTATACAACCTACGTTGTAAAGTTCCTTGTGTTTCACCACCTGCACCAACAATAGTTCTTTGAACAGTTGCATTGATAATTGTTGTGTTGTCAGCATTTCCAAGTCCTAGTGGAATTGTAACAGCACCAACAGTAGTACCATAAGCAGCAGATAATTGTAAACCATCAACAGTATTTACATTACCTGCATTAGTAGCTCCATTTCTGAAGATTCTATCCAAGATGTATTTGTTAATAGATTGAGTTAACTCATTTACCAATACAGCTTCTACTTGAGCAACAGCGTCAATTCCGAATTGCTTCAGATCTTGAACTTGTTCTCTAGTTACGGCAGCAGCAACTTGGAAAGTTTTTGCAGCAACTGATTTGTTAAATAAACTTAGACCCATAATGTTATCTGGAGTAGATTCTCCTACACCTCTTTCATAAGGATCGTTAGAGTCAATAGCAACCATTGGTGGATTACCAGCTCTGTTGTTGTCTTCAAACGCATCACCAGAGAAACCAGTAATATGGTCTTCTAAAGCTTTAACGTATTCAGCAGCACCGTCAAAGTCACCTAAGTCAGTAGTCATTGCAGCTTCTAAGAAAAAGCTAGTAGCAGCAGCAACAGCAGTATAAATTGGTTCGTATCCTTCAGTACCTTGAGCAAACGTAGTTCCAGCAGCGTCAGAGTTACCTCTTACACGGAAAATTGGAAATCCGTCAATTCTTGATTGACCTACATAAGTTAATTCATATGATGCATTTGCACCAGTACCTACGTAGATTACTGAATTTACAGCTAAAGCAGTTCCAGTAACCTGAGTTAGTGGAGCTTTAATTAATAATGGAGCAGAGTTTCCGTCTATTCCACCAGCTTGAGTTGTTCTACCTCCACCATATACGAAGTCTAGGTAAGTTAATACTCCCATAGGACCTTGCATTGGTACAACTGGTACTAAGTCTAAACCTACAGTCTGAGCTGCTACTTGCATTGCAAGTGGTAACAAAGAAAAAGGTCTATCTCCAGAACCTGGAGTCATAGCACCGTTAAAGTTGTTCATTGTAGTAGGATCACTAGGAAAAGCAGTTGCTCCCATACCTTGAGTATTCATGTTTGGATTTAAGTGTACAGTATTATATACACTTTCATTAAGGTTATGGTAATGGCAATACTTAGACATCCAAGATAACTTGGCTTTTTCAGTGATACCAGTACTTTCCTCAATGATAGGGCCCCAGGTCTTTTGAACCTCAGCCTCGTTGATTAATTGATTTGCGTACATTTTTATAAAATTATTTTTCGCATTTTTGTGGAATTTTTCAATTCCGTTTATTTAATCGCCTCGGTTCTTTTCTTCTTAACCATTCGATTAATATCTTTTAGATTAGATTATCTACCTAATCTGAATTTCATTTTGTTTACTAAGTCGTTTTTAAAAGATTCATTTATTAATGGCTCTTTTGTATTTGCAGACTCGGCAGCAGTTTTACTTTCGTTAATAGCTTCTGTTACAATTTGAGTATCTCTAAGATCTCTTGTTGACCAAAAGTTATTAATTCCATATTGATTATTTACAGGATGAAACCTTGATTCAGAAATAATTTGATGTTGTCTTGATTCAGAAAGGTTATTCCATTTTTCTTTAAATTTTTCTGGCATATCAGAAACTACATCTAATTCTCTTTTCTTTTCAATAAAATTAGATTCCCAAATATTTTCAGCTTGTATAGTTGACATAATTGGTTTAGCATTCATTGATTCTACAATCATAGCTTGCTTCTCTGTTGATAAAGAATTAAATTCATTCTTTTTAGATTCTCCTAAGAAATTCATAAAGTGCATTTCAGATACATTCTTAACCTCAGCAGCTGCAATTAACTTTTCTAATTTTTCTTCAATAGAATTTTTATAATCTACAGTCTCATGAGTTTTACCACACGATTCACACATTTCTTTTAATTTGCCTTTATCAGCATCTGGATACTTTTCACAAACTTGTTCGTATGTCATACCTTCATCCATACATTTTGAAACTTCTTCCATTGTTGGCATAGCACCTTCCTTCATTCCGTATTCATTAACAGTATCTTCATTAATAGAATCGGCTTTAGGAGTATTTATATTCTCTGCAATGTATTCAGAATATTTAATACTCTTATCTACATTTTCACCAAGATATTCAGAATAAGCAATATTCTGATCAACCTTCTCGGCTACATATTCAGAATAATCGATACTCTTTTCTAAGTTTTCGGCAACATAGTTAGAATATTGAATTCCTTTGTCAGCCATCTCAGCAACATGCTCAGAATATTGAATACTACCATCAAGCTCTTCAGCTAAATAAGAAGCATAATCTTTAATTGAATTTACATTCTCTGCTAAATAGTCAGAGTATGAAATATTTTTGTCTAAGTTTTCTGATAAGTATTCAGCATAATCAGTAACCTGATTTACTTTCTCTGCAATATGCTCGGTGTACTTAATAAGTTTTTCCATTACCTCATCATTGTTAGAATTAGTAGATTCCTTAACATTACTTAGAACTCCAGATACATATTCAGTATACTTTTGAAAATCTTCGACGGATACATAGTTTTTATTTTCCATTGTTAGATCTTTTTTATTATCGTTGTTATTTTCAGTTTCTTCCATTTCGTAAATCAATATTCCATCATCATTACTTAGGCCAAAAGATTCATTTACTCTGGATAATTCTGCATTCTCAAAACCAGGATCTGCAACCAGATCATAAGTAAAAAACTTTTTAATTTTAACTTTACCATTTTCATCTACTGTACCAGCAGCTCTACTTGAAATATGTAAAGGAATACCATCTTTGATAAGAGCCTGCGCTTCTTTACCTTTAGAAGTATTTAATAATCTTATTTTACCAATAACTTGTTTTTTATCTTTATCATAATCTAAAGATTCTACAACATGAGATACATTAGCTAAACTAACATCAAAATCTTTTGGGTGGTCTAATTCACCTAGAAGCTTATTGGTCTTAACCTTTTCTTGTAATTCATTAATGTGAGGCATTACTTCTTTCTCCTCATAAATTCGGTTATTCTTGTTCTTAACATCAAATTCGGTAAATACTCCCTCTAATACAACAGAACCGTCTTCACCGGTAGTTATATCTAAATTTGATTTCTGTCTTTCAAGAATTAATAATTTTTTTCCTGACATTTTCTAGTAGTTATTTGATTTATATATTACAATCTCTGTAAAGTTTTTATTAGAGGTCTGCTAATGGATCTTCATCTGCTGCACCTTCTTTCTTCTCTGGTTTAAAATCTGCTTTATCGGCACCTAAAAGGATCTTTTCAATATCTTCATCTGAGTATTTTTCTTTCTCTAAATCAGCTCTTTCTTTTGCTCTAGCATTAGCCTTTAAATCTTCACGAGTAAAGCCGCCATATCTCTTAACCAAGAATCCTAAATCGAAGTATGGAATTTCCTCCATTTCTGCTGTCATGGTACTTAATTGAGTTTTTAGGTTACCTATAAAATCTACTCTTTTCGTTTGTAATTCCATTTCTTTCATTTCTTCAAAGACGTTATCCTTAACAAAATCTAATCCTAAACCGGATTTAAATGAAACATCGTTTTTTAATTCTGGATGATTAAGACACATTTGAAGATACATTGGCTTTACGAGTATTTCTTGGAATATAGATCTTAAGCGATCAACAAATTTAGAAAACTTAATTTCATCTCTTAGCATTCCGCTAGCATCCATATCATAAGTATTTCCACCTTCTTTATCAAATCTTGAGAAAGGAATCTTAGAAGCCAATTTTAATCTATCTGCAAAATATTTAAGAGATTCAGTATCTCCTAAGTCTGGTCCATCCCCACCAATTGTACTAATCTCTGGTGAATCACCGTCTTTTGAAGGTAACCAATATTCTTTATTAAAAGGCATCATTGGTTTTCCGTTAGTTACAATTTCACCACTTTCTTGGTTAAAATCTACAACTTCTCTATATGAGTTCATTAATGAAGCTAATGATTGTTTTGCTCTAGTTTTAGATTTACCACCTACAGGTATAATAAATTGAGTCTTAAATGAAGCATTAGAAACAGCCCAGATAATTCTAGTTGTTTCCATAATTCTTAAAAGGTTAAATGATCTTATTAATCTTTCAACATAAGATATTCTCATTGGTGAATTAACTTGTGAATAAGAAAGGTATATGATTTGTGAATCCCATAACTTTCTCTCTTTAGCACCCTGTCCTTTATATTGTACCCATTGCTTCTTTCCAGTGTCAGTATCTATACCAGGCATTAAGGAAATAGGGTCTAATTCTTTAAATCCTATAATCTCTGTCTGTTTATCATTATATACTATCTCAAAAGCAAGGAATCCATCTACTAACCATTTTCTAAAATAATTCCATGGCTGAACTGAATCATTAAAACCAAAGTAATTATAAAGGTTATTATATACATCACCAATCTCATCTTCGATAGAACTTGCAATATGTCCATGAAAATTTGAATATGCCATAAAATTAGATTCATCAAATACAATTGCCTCATCGGTAATTACATCTAGGATATCTTCTATTTCATCTTGTACTGCATATTCTCTAAGCTGATCTCTTTTCTTTTCATAATCTCTATCAAATATAGAGATATTCTTTTTCATTGTAGTATCTGTTAATGATAATGCAGCAAATGCACTATACATATCATCAGCATCAGAACCCATTGGATTAAATTGGTAACCCATTTGATTTTCTGTAAACCCTACTGCACGAGAATTACGGATGATCATATCATCGTAAGCCATGCCTAAATTAGAAAGATCCTTTAAAATCTTCCTTACTGGATTACCTGTACTTAAGGGTCCTCTTCTATCAGTAAAACCTGCCATATTGTTTTATCTTTTATTGTTTATATATTCTTGTAATATAATGCTTGCGCTTCATTAATATTTCCACCAAAAAAATGATTTTGATTGTTTACAGCACCTATATACCAATCATCATATCCTAACATTCTAGGTTTTCTCATTCTATCTAATCTATACTGTCTAATTGCATAAGTAAGATTATATTTTCTACCTAGAGATTTTTTTAAATTATCATAGGTAAATTCACTTAACCTAGGTTGAGCTATAGGATTACCTGGTGCTTTATTTATTGCAGAAGCAATAGTACTTTTAAATGATTTAAAAACATCAGAAAGAAAAGGTATTCTAGAATCATAAGGAATGTAGTGGATGTTTAAACCTAATTGATGATCATTATCACTTTTGCCTAAACCTAATACTAAAGGATAAGTATCATAAAATGTTTCGTCTGGTGTAAAGTACTCAAACGAATACATCTTACCGTTATCTAATAATCCTTTTGCAATACTACCGATACCTTTAAGGTCTTTGTCTGATTGTTTAGAAGCACCAGTTCTACCTTTATAATCTGCAAGGTAAATATCTAAGTCTTCTTGAAAGGATCCTACTATTGCCATTAGAATAATTTTGAGTCTTCTGTTAAAAGCATTACTTTAAAATTTCTCTGTTTTGCCATTTTATTTAATGCTTCAGTTTTACAAAGGTTTCTAACATAAGTTTCATATCCATGTTTAAAATTTTTAAGTGCCTTTGCTGTTTTTCTTTTTGGTGGTTTAGGTTTTTGTAATTGAGCCTTAGGTTTTATTTCTACTACATATTCTTCAATTATACCAGCTTTATCCATTTTTATATAAAAATCTGGATAATAGTTATGAAACTTACTATCCAACATATTAAAGTATTTTATGGAAAAAGGTTCAGAAGCCCACTTTATTACTTGTTCATTATGATCACACCAATGGCAAAACTTACGTTCCCAGCTACTTCTATATATGATAGGATGAGGGCCTATATACTTTTGTGGATTAATAGGATTATAATACCCTTGTTTAAATCCAGACTTTGAAGTAGGTTTTACCTTTTTAATGCTCATTTAAAATTTATATAGTATATATGCCGTCACTATCAGCACTACCATTAATTGAAACAGTACCTGCATATTTTCTAGGATGTAGTTTATTCCACCCTTTTGCAAATCCTCTTTTACATATTTCAGTAAAATAAGCAAACGCATTAGTTGATTTTTCTGGATTAAAATTTCTCCAATATTTAAATAGATCCATATAAGCAGATGCTATACAGTCTTGTCTATCGTCTGGGTTTGCATATGATAGTTTTCTAGAACACTTATCAGCTAATAACATTAAAAACTCTAATGCCTTTGGTGTAAGCTCATCCTGTTCTTTGGATAATATTATTTCTTCTAAAAGATCTCTGTTGTTGAGATAATTTCTTTTTCTTGCCATTTGTAAATGTTTATTTATTATTATATACAAAAAAAGCCGATAGTTTATTATTACTACCGGCTCTTTATATTATAAAGGGTTATTAAATCTTAACATTCAATTGGCTCTTTGGGCAAATTGTAGATTTTCCAGTTTTAGGGTTAATACATTCTAATTGGTCATCATCACCTAAAGAAGTATAGTCTTCAGCACTTACCATAACTTCCATACCTTTTTTAAGACCGTTACCATTTTTAGCAATCTCAGCTTCAACAAATCCATCGTCTAAATAATCGTTACGACTTTTTTTTTCTGTTACTGCTTCTTCTTTCTTTTCATCTTCTTCTTCAAAATCTTCTCCGTCGTGTGTTTTAGACTTATCGCCTTTGTTACCACCTAATACAACTTTGTCATATGTTTCTTGTAAAGATTTTTCAAACTTAGAAATTTCTTCTTCTAACAGATTCATAGCTTCAGTAAGTTCCTCAGTTTCGCCAAGTTTATTAATAGCTTCTTTTACCTTTGCTTTCTTTTCTTCTAAAAATGAAATTTTATCTGAAATATCAGATCTTTCCTTTTCAACTTTAGCAACTTCATTATTTTCAGCAATCAGTTGTTCTGATAAAATTGGAGAAGCGTCATAGTTAATAAATTCCTTAACTAATTTAACTGTCTCAGTTGCAGAAGATACAAATACCATTTCATTTACGTGCATTCCAGAATTAACTTTATTTACATAAAATCCTTCTTGGACATTAATCATAGTTAAAAATAAATTTGAAAATTCATTTGAAGTAATATTTGTAAAGTTATCCATTTCAGCAAGAAGATCAACAGATTCAAAGAATTTACATACTTTATCAATCTTCCATTGATTTCTATAACCGAAAAAGTTAAGAGCCATTAAAGATTCTTTTAATTCAATTATACTAGCATTTGATAAATCAGTATTTCCTAATTTAATAGTACCTTCAGTTAAATTATATTCTAATGTTCTGTCATTACCTTCACCGAAAGTAACTAAAGTATTATTCATATTCTTAAACATTCCTAATCCTTCTAATACATCAAAGAATCTAGCATCTTTAACTTCAG